TGGCCGTCAACAAGAAAAAGACGGAACAGAGGTTGTAGGTTACAACTTTATAATTAACGTGGAGAAGAGTAGATATGTTCGTGAAAAATCTAAAATACCTATTAATGTATCTTTTGATGGTGGTATTAGTAAGTGGTCTGGTCTATTGGATATTGCAATTGAATCCGGACACGTTATCAAACCAACAAACGGATGGTATTCAAAAGTAAATAAATCAACTGGTGAAATAGGTGAGAAACACCGGTTACTTGAAACACAGAATGCAGAATTTTGGAATCATATATTGAGTGATAATCAGTTTAAAGACTTTGTAAGTAAGAAATATCAAATCACATATGGCAATATCATGGGTGAGGTTGCATTAGCAGAGGAGACTGAAAATGTCTAGGCAATATCAGGAAGGGATTGATTTCAAATATTTGGATGTAGAATATTCCAAAGGCAACGGCATGACTGGAATTAATCTACTCTTTGAGGGTTATGAAGGTGTTATATTCACCTATGGCAAAGTTAAAGCCATAGAAGAATTTGATACTGGAACATTACGATTTGGTTATACTATCATTTCTCCAGGTGAACACGACATGGACAGCTTGAATAATAGTAAGGAATTCTGTATAATCATGGGTGAGATACTACAACAAATACTACTGGATGAAATAGACAATGGAACGCCTAGAGAAAACGATACTGAAAAGCTTAATCTACAATGAAGAATATGCTCGAAAAGTAATACCTTTTATAAAACCAGAATACTTCTCGGATAAAACCGAGAAGTTGGTATTTAAAGAAATATTTGAATTCATTGACAAGTATAAGAATTTACCTACTCATGAATCTCTTGTCATTAATTTCACCGAGAATACAACACTAACAGAACCTGAAGTTAGGTCTACGATTGAGTTGTTGAAATTAATTAATACTGACAAAAATGAACCGACAGAAATGGCATGGCTAACTGATCAGACAGAGAAGTTTTGTCAAGATAGGTCAATTTACAATGCAATCATGGAGTCTGTGTCTATCATAGATGATAAGACCCATAAAAAGGCCAAAGGTGAAATTCCAAAGTTGCTGAGTGATGCTTTGGCTGTTTGTTTTGATAATAATGTTGGGCATGATTATATTAATGATTCTGATGCCAGATTTGATTCATATCACCATGTAGCCAGTAAGGTTAAGTTTGATCTTGACCTATTCAACAAAATTACCAAAGGTGGGCTTGAGGTGAAGACTCTGAATGTGGCTTTGGCAGGAACAGGTGTTGGTAAATCTTTGTTCATGTGTCATGTGGCGGCTTCGTGTTTATCTCAAGGGCTTGATGTTCTTTATATCACACTTGAAATGTCAGAAGAGAAGATAGCCGAAAGAATTGATGCTAACTTGTTGAATGTTGATATCAATGAACTTCATAATATCAGCAAGGAAGAGTATGATAAGAAACTTTCAGTTCTTAGAAACAAAACTCAAGGTAAATTAATCATAAAAGAATATCCAACGGCATCAGCCTCTGTTCTTCATTTCCGTGCATTGTTGAATGATTTGGCTCTAAAGAAAAGTTTTAGACCAAGTATCATATTCATAGATTATATCAATATTTGTTGTTCATCTAGAATTAAACCAGGGTCTAATGTCAATAGTTATTCGTACATAAAATCTATAGCCGAAGAACTCCGTGGATTAGCTGTAGAGAATAATTTACCTATTGTTTCTGCCACACAAACAACAAGATCCGGATTTTCATCTACAGACCCAGGTCTAGAAGATACGGCAGAATCATTTGGTCTTCCTGCAACAGCCGATTTTATGTTTGCTTTGATTAGTAATGAAGAGTTAGATGGGCTTAATCAAATCATGGTCAAACAGTTGAAGAATCGTTATTCTGACCCAAATAATTATAAACGATTTGTCGTTGGTATTGATCGTGGGAAGATGAGATTGTATGATGCTGAAGTTTCTGCACAGAGTAATATAGTTGATTCTGGTCAAGATAAACCAATTAATACTTTTGGTAACAGAGAGAGTAAATTTAATAAAAACTTTGAGGGATTTAAAGTTTGAAATTAACTAAGTAATAGATTAAGAACGGATATTGAAATATGAACAACAAATAAAAATTTGGACATTATAAAATGATTAAACAAGAAATAGTAAAATATTTTGCCGACAATTGTGATATCCGTGGTATTCCTAATATCAGCAATACATCTTGGCAAGAATTAATGGCAACATATGAGAAAGATGATATTCGCCAATCATTAGCTGAGTATGTGCATCGAGATAATATTCCTTTTCCAACAAATGATCATAAGTGCTATGAGATAGAAACATCATTCAGAGATTTCTATCATCGCCAACACCATAATCAATATAAAGACTTTGATATTGTTGAAGAAAGATATGATTACAAATACAAATATTCAGATATGCCTTTAGGTGTTATTGATAAATCACACTTCTTCAATAAAGTAAGTGATTATTTCCAACAACACAATAGAATGAAATGTGGATCGAATTCATCATCCGCACCATTGGAAATATGGAATAATAAAGATAAGTTGAGTAAGATGAATTGGACATTTTGGCGTCCAGGTGTTATGGGTGATAAAGGTTTAAATGAATCTTCTTTCCGTTCAGCCTTTAGACTCGGCACATATACAGCAACACAATTTAGGCCATCAGTTGCAAAGGCATTATATGAAAAACATAATGCAATAAACGTATTAGATACCTCTTGTGGGTGGGGTGATAGACTTGCTGGTTTCTATGGAACACCAGGAACTAAATTGTATGTTGGTTGTGATCCTAATCCTGATGTTTTTGAAGTTTATAAAAAACAATGTATCTTTTATGAAAAAGTTATAACGGGTAAAGAACCCACATTGATTGAAAAAGAAAACTATTTTGAATGTGTCGGTAACAAGACTGTAAAGATTTGGAATTTACCATCAGAAGATGTTGAATGGCCATTATATAATGATACATTTGATTTATACTTCACATCACCTCCGTATTTTGAAACGGAAAAATATGCTTCTAATACAGACAAAGCAAAAAATCAATCTTGGTCTAGGTATTCATCTTTTGATTCGTGGAAAAACGATTTCTTTTTTAAAGTTACAAGAAAAGTTTGGCCAACAATTAAAGATGGCGGTTACATGATGATTAATATTATTGAACCTAGAGGTAAAAGTGGACAAAGATTCAACCTCTGTGATGATATGGTTGAAGAATTTGTAAGATTTGAAAATTGCTTTTATATTGGCAAAATAGGTATGAGAATGATGGCAAGGCCACATGCCAAAGAATTGAAAGATATTTTTATTGAACCTATTTGGACTTTTAGAAAAAATAGCAAAGAATACATAAAACAACAAAATAGTTCTTTAGAAAGTTTTTTTGTTTAATTATATGAATTATGCTACGATAATAAATTTCGATGAGATTAAGAAAATATTCAATGACAACCTAGAATGGTTTCCTCATGTAAGAAGTTCTCATATAAAGAATAGAATAGAACGAGGTCAAGTTGTTTTTCAAGATGGTGTTTTAATAATACAACAGATTTATCAACAAACTAGAAAAATTGGTAAAGATACAGACGTTTATATTAAAGTTGGTTCTTATATGATTCATCAAATAATAAATTTAAATAAAGGAAACGGCAACGCTGAAAAAGTCATCAAAGAGTATTTTGCTCATGTAGGAACAGATGTTTATCTTACGGTTCGTTCTGAAAACAAACCAGCAAATAGGTTTTATGAAAAAGTAGGTATGAAAAAAATAGGACACATTACTTGGTCTAAAGGAAAGATTCCTGGTAATATTTGGAAAAAAGAGGTTAATAATGATTGAAAACCCTGATAGAGTAGAGCGAATAATTCCAGAAAATACAGAGAAACATCCAGCTTATCTATATGAATGGTACATTGCAGATACTGGTAAATCATACATTGGATACAGAAGTCAACCTTATGATGGAACATATATTCATTCTAGTAAATGTCCTATTTTTGCAAGAGATTTAGCAAAAGCTAAAAATATAATATTTAAAATTTTACAATATGGTAGTGCCATTGATATGGCCACACAGGAGAGAAAAATGTTAAAAGACATGAACGCAAAAAACAATCCAAAATATTACAATAGGAGTAATGGTGGTGGTAAATATGTTATCGATCCTTTTGAAAAATCTATTGAACTTTATCATAAGATTAAAAATGGTGAACTGAATGAATACATTCGAAATGTTCCTATTACGGAATTGCTGAATTACAGTAGAATGCAAGTGAGATTTGCAGATGATTCAATTCATGAAAAAAACATCAAAGACCGAATAGATGACAATATGGGTTCTCAGGATTATATTAACGAAAATTATCTTTGTCATGCGCTTGAGCACTATGAAGGTGAAGACAAGCACAGCTTGTTTAACGGTAGTCACAGTAGAAAAGGTATATCTAAATCCATAGTTGGTGAAACTGCTTATGTTCCAGTTATGATGATTCCTAAACATATTTGGAGTAATTACACTAAATTTGATTTAAAAAGTAGTGGAAATCTGTTAAATGGAAAACCTAAAAGCTTCTTAAAAAATACTGATGACCTGGATTTGGTAAAAATTATATTGGATATGAAGCATAATTTTCCAAATATTCAAATAGATTCTGTAGTAGTCAAAGAATATCTTAAAAATGAATATTATATGACCAATAGTCAGATTACTGGTATTATTAAAAAAGTCAAAAAAGAACTGCATAAAAACACCAATAGTCTTATGGGTAAAGTTTGGATTCAATGGCAAACTCCTAGCAGGAAAGACCAGTTACAAGCTAAATTGGATGAACTCAGAGACAAAAATACATTTACCATGGCAATGAGTTCTGGTAAGTTTGACTGGAATAAAATTATTGCTTGTGTAATGGCAAACTATGGAAAAAAGAAAAATTTCATTTTGTATATTCATCATCCATTGCCAAATGGTAATATCGATTATGAGACAACATGGACTCAAGAGAAGTATCCAATGCATCACCCAGAATTTAAAATGATTTTTGATGCCCTTGGCGTGAATATTAAGGTGGAATGTCTTCCTACATTGGAATCTGATGGATCAAATAAAGAATAATATAGAAAAATTTGACATTATTCGATAGTTGTGATAGCATAAATACTTCTATCTAATACATGGAGATTTGATGAAATCATTTATTCAACTAATTAACGAGGCTGAAACAGAGGGTGCAGTTTTTGAAGAAATCATTGTGGCTGCTTGGAATGGAAAACCAGAACCAAAAACTAAATCTATTCCACCTGATGCAGGAAAAAAGATTGTAAAATATTTGAAATCGCAAAATATTACTGGTAAATCAGCATCAAAATTAGCAACTAAAGGTATTGATGTTACCTCAGACTGGTCTAAATTTTGGTTACCTGAAAATGTTCCACCTACAACAAAGACACCAAAAACCGACATTCTTATTGGTGATAATAGAATTTCATTGAAGATGGGTGCAGCTCAACTTATGTCTGGTGGACCAAATGAATCAAGGGCTACATTCTATGCAGCCATAAGATCAATAGAAAAATCTGGGCAAGATATTAATTCTGAACTCTTTAAAGATATTTGGTCTAAAATAAGCACACTCACCAAAAGCGGAATAGCTAAAGGTAAAGTGGAAGGTGAACTGAAAAAAGGAAAAGATGAATTTCTCTCACAAGCCAATAAAGTAAATAATGAAGTTAAGGTACTGATGCAAAAAGCTTTTAGTGATAATCAAGATTTTCGTAAAGCCTTTGTTCGTGAAGCAATGACTGGAGAAATTAAATTCAGTACAAAGTCTACTGCATATGCTGAATATGTTTTATCAAGTGATTCAGCCGGTGACGCACCACATTTATATAAAGCAACGAATGAAGCTTTTTTATCTAAAGTTGCTCAAAAAACAGGAGTCACAGTTAGATTTAAATCAAATTCCGTAAAATCAAAAGGTACTAAAACTGGTGAGTATAGATATTGGGCGGTTGTTGCACTTGGTGTAAAGAAGTTAGAAGAAGAAATAGAAATACATGATGGTATGTTTCTTACTGAAGGAATTATTGGTGGTATTATACAAAGAGTAACAAACTTTATCATGTCGTTATTTCAAAAAGCATATGAATATCTGAAGACTGGTGTTCACAATATTGCTGAATTCTTTGACTTACAACCCAATGTGCAATTTAATAACAATATAGATTTCACGGAGTTATAATGGCCGGAACATCAGCAGAACGACAAGAACAAGGTGTCATACAAAAAATAAAAGACGCTGTGAAAAAAAATAAAGGCAATCCTATAACACTAAAAGCTGGTAAAAC